CACTTTGCGGGCGTCTCGCATGGTTTTCGCCACGGGGCTTTCCATGTCCCACTTCCCGAGGTAATCGTTCACCTCGTTAATCGTCTCGGGAATTATCGAGTTCCCGACAACCGTATCCTTGAAGCTCTCGAACGGCTTTTTGGCCGCATCCACGGCTCCTTGAACCTTACTCTTGAGGTTGTCTTTTAGCCCATTGAGCGCGTTGACGGCCTTCTTTTTGAGCTTTTTCATTTGGTTCTTGACTTGAGTTTTGAGCTTCTTGAACTTCCGAAGCACGAGGTTTCGCGTCTCGTCGGCTATCTTTTTGAGCCGCCGCTTTATCGCGTCGTATATCTTGATTAGCCGCTCCTTGAGAGTTTTCATGGCCTTTGCGACCAATTCTCGGAGCTTGCTAAACGCTTGGGATACCCGGTCTTTCGCCGTTTGAGCCGCCGTGATTATCGTTTGCTTGGCGGTCTCGAACGCCGTTACGGCTTTCTCTTTTGCCGTTTGAGCGGCGGTCACGACGTTCTCTTTGAGCGTTTGAATCGCGGTCGTAGCGGTTTCCTTGAGCGTTTGGACCGCGGTCACGACTTTCTCTTTCGCGGTTTGATAGGCGGTCACCGCTTTTTCTTTCGCGGTTTGCACCGCCGTAACGACGTTTTCCTTGAGCTTTTGTAACGCGGTCGTCACTTTCTCCTTGATCGTTTGGGCCGCGTTTTGTAGCTTGGTCTTGATGTTCTCGAACGCGGTCACCGCTTTCTCTTTTAGCGTTTGGAAAGCGGTCAACACGAGTTCTTTCGTCCGCGTTGCCGCGGTAGAAACTTTCTCCTTGAGCGTGTTAAACGCCGAAACCGCGCGTTGCCGCGCGTTGTCTATCGCGGTTTGAATGAGGCTCTTTAGCTTTTGAAACGCTTGTGAGACCTTCGCTTTGACCTTATTCGCCGCGTTGCTCAACTTTTGCTTTATCGTGTTGAACGTGTTGATTACCTTACCCTTGAGCGTCTTGAACGCTTTGAGCACGAGGGCCTTTGCACGGGTCGCCGCGTTGCTTACCTTTTGCTTGAGGATGTTAAACGCCCGCACGGCCGCCCGCTTCGCGCTATCGACGGCTCCCTTGACCGCGGAAACGAGGCTTGAGGCCCAATTCGAGATAAATTGGACGATAGCGTTGAATATATCCTTAACGATCGACCCGAATATTAGTTGCTTCCCCCACTCGACGAACTTTTGCACCGCCGACGAAAGGGCGTCGGCTATGAAGCGCACGAGCTTCCCGCCCCACTTAGACACAAAGTTAACAATTCCGTTGAAGATACGCTTCCCGAGGTTGAGCATGCGGTTGAGCCCGCGCTCCCAATTGCCGTTTATGAGGTCTATCGCGGTCTTGACGATAGTGGCGAGCGTGTCGAACGCGGCACCGAGAACCGAAAGGAGAGTGTCGGAGACGAACGCCGAGACGGCTCTCACTTTGTCTTGGTGCCGTTGCAAGAATTTCGCTATCTCGTTGACAACCGTTAGCACGACGTTCGAGAGCGTGCGAAGGCTCGCGCTCACCGCCGCCACGAGCGCACCCACGACGATTATTATTTCCTCCTTGTTATTTTGCCAAAACGTCGTTAGGCGTTGCAAGAAGGGTTGAATGATAGCTATGGCGGTGCTCTTGAGCGCCTTGAACACGTTGATTATCGTGGTCTTAGCTAACTCGATCGTTGAGGCCCACTTTTGCCCCTCGGTTTGCCATGCGAGATTTACCGCTTGACCTATCGCACCGACGACTTGTTTGAACGTTTGCTTCGCCGAACGGAACGCTTGAACGATACCATTGATTATCTCCTCGGTCGTCGGCACAAGCGGCTTGAGTTTCGTATTCCAAAAGCTCTCGATCGAGGAGAGCGTGTTCTTGACGACCGTCTTTACTTGACCGAGGTCGCCGTTGAACGCCGCCTTAATCGCGCTCAAGACGGTTTCCGTCTTACCTTGGATGTTACCGAGGTTCGTTTTCCACGCTATCCACAAGCCCGCTATTGCCGCGACAACGAGCCCGATCGGATTTGTGAGGAGCCCGATAGCGCTCCCGAGGCTCCCGAACTTTGTGACGAGAGGGCCGATCCGTGCGATTGTCGTAGCGAACGACCCGACGAGTCGGTTAGCTATAAACCGTGCTACCGTCTTGACGGGTCCGGCGAGTTTCGAGATAATCGACCGGAGCGCCCCCACTTTCGGCACGAATCGGGCGACCATGCCGCGGGCGGTACGGAGCCCCACGAGGAGCACGTTCTTGAAGATTTGACCCGCCGCGCGTGCCTTGTTACCGAGCTTTGTAACGTAGCCGCGAAGCGTGGTTGCCGCGGTACCGAGCTTCGACGCCGCGGTTTGTCCGGCCTTGGTTTTCGTTGTCAAGCCGGCGATACCCGCCCCCGCCGAGCGGAGCGAGCCGACGAGTTTCGTGCCGAACGCCGGCGCGAGCGTTGACGCGACGAACGCCCCGATACTTTTCGCCGCCGGTAGTGCTCCGCTCGTGACGCCGCTTGTAAGCGCACTAAGCGCACTCGTGACCGTTCCCGTCTTGACGGCCCACGTTGCAAGCACCCCGCCGAGTGCGACGATAGCGGCTTTGTACGGCGAGATAGCGCTCGAAACCGAGTTGACGGCACCGCTCGCGTTCGAGCCGTGGTCGCGCCACGCTTGGGTAGCCCGCGACAAAATGCTCGTGACGGTTGTTAGCACACCCGAGACGGTGCTCGATATGAAGTTGACAACGGTTTGATAGGGCGTGCGGACCGCCGATTGTACGTCCGCCCCGTGCGTCCGCCACGCTTGAGTAATCGCGTTCAAGAAGCTCTCGACTCGGGGCCGGATAGCTTGAATGACGCTCAAGACGGTCGCCTTCGCCGCGTTGTACGCTCCTCGTGCCGCGGCGGTGAGGCGCGCGCCGTGGGTATTCCACGCTTGAGTAACCCCGTCGAGCACGGCTTTCACCGCCCCCGCGAGTCCTTTGACGATACCGACGAGCACGCTCTTGACGGTGCCGTACTTTTGTCGCACCGTTGCGATTACGCTATCCCCGTTCGCTTTCCAATACTCCGCGAAGCTTTGTAACGCCCCACGGAGACGCGAGAATATGCCGATTATTTGCTTAGTCAAGTACCCGCGGAGCGTCGAAACAAGACCCGCCGCCCGGGATTCGACGCCCGAACTCATGCCCGTAAACGCCGCCCGAAAGTCCTCGATAACCATTTTGCCCGTCTCGAACGCGAGCCGGAGCGTTGAGCCGAATTGGTTAGATATGAGGTTTGTTAACGCCTTAGTCGCGGTTTGTATGTTGGCAAAGTCTCTATCCCATGCCGCGGCGAGTCCCCCGACGGCCGCGCCGACGGCCGTGATAGGCGCTACAAGAGCCGCGAGAGCCGATCCGAAGGCTACCACCCCGGTAGCCACGAGCGTCCCCGAAAGAGCCGTGAGGGCGGCAATAAGACCGCTCAAGCCGACCGTCACGAGGCCGATAGCGCCCGGCACGCCGTTGAGCGCCGAGTTAAATTCCGCGAACCGGTCCACGCCGCTTTTCACGACGCCGAGCAATTTCGCAACCGCGGGGAGAAAGACGCTCCCGGTTTGTTGCGCGGCGACCGTGAGCGAGTTTTTGAGAAGTTGAAGTTGATTAGCCGTCGTGTTCGCTTGAATCTCGAACTCGCGTTGCAACGACGTGGCTTCCTCAAACGATTGACTCGACGTTTTAAGCGCCGAGTTCACCCCGTCGAGATTTTGACCGAGTTTATTGAGCGTCTTGCGTGACGCGGTAGAAAGGACTTTACGGAGCGCTTCGCCCTTTTTAGTGTTGTTTGCCATTTCCTTAGCCATGAGCTTGAACAACCCGGTCGGGTCGTTCTTGCGCATGTTTTTGAACTCGGCGGTGTTCATGCCGAGAGCCGACGCGAATTTCTCGACTTTCTTTGGGTTTTTGAGTTCTTGTGCAACTCGACGGAGCCCCGTACCCGCCCGGCGTGCGCTCGCGGAGACCTCATTCATGGCTCCCGAGAGCGCAACTATGTCGGTCGTTGACATACCGAGTTGCGTCAACGCGCCGGAAGCCTTGAGCATCGTCCGCGTAATCTCCGAACTCGACGCCGCGGCGTTGTTCGAGAGTTCGTTGATCGAGGAACCCAAATTCTCAACGTCACTTACCGGCGTTTTGGTAAGTGTCGAAAGTTTGGCAAAAGCCTTCCCGGCTTCATTCGCGCTCAAGTCGGTCGCGGTAGCCATTTTAGCCACCGAACGGGTAAACTCCTCGATATTTTTCGGGCCTTCTATTCCGAACCGCCCGGCTTGTTCCGTAAGACCGGCTAAGGCTTCGGTACTCAACGGAATTTCCCGCGCCATTTCTTGTATCGCACCCGATAGTTCCGTCGCGGCGGCTTCGCTCGTGACTTTTTGCACTTCCGCCATGGCGGACTCGAACGACATAGCGGCCTCCGTCGCTTTTGCGATACCTCCGGCCGCGGCCGCCGCCATGGCACCGCCGAGCCCGACCGTGGCGGCTTTAAAGCCGCGGCTTGCACTCGCGGCTTGAGCGAACTCGGACGCTACCTCACCGCTACCCGAGGCCGTCAATTTGGTCTCGATTACGTGCGTTGAGCCGCCACCTCCGAACATGGTTTTTAGAAATGCCGCTTACTAACAAGTGGATAGCACGCACAAATAAAGTCGCGCCACTCCGCGCCACTCGGCAAGTGGCGCATGTCGGATTCTTGAAACCGGTAATCTCCGAGCCTCGATATAGTTACCACAATGTTGACATACAAATTAGCGTCTTGCGGGGGGTCCCGAATTTCCTCCCTCTTGTAGAAGGGATTTGAAACGAGCTTAGGATAGAAATTGCCTCTACCGCCCGATTTCAAAATGACGTTCGGGGTCGCTCCGAATCTCCCGCCGATTCGGTGGGGGTTTATATCCCCTCCCATGTTTTATTCTTGACATACAAATTAGAGCGGGCGGCTTACACATGTATGTAACATGAAAAACCGGAAGCGTTAATAGCGTTCGGACGTGAGCGGCGAGCGGGTAAAACCATGATCGAATACCCGAACCCCCGACC